ACCGTGATCTCCGTCGCATTGATGACCCGACGGGCAGTGTAGAGCAACTGCCGAGTACAGATCAGATGCGACGGATTCAGGAGGATCGGCTCACCGGTTTCCGGGTCGAGCATCCCCGAGAACAACTGTTCGGCCGCGTCGATGTCGGTCCAGTCGACCAACGCATTCGACGCTGCAAGATTGTCCCACGTATGCGTACCTGAGTTGTCCCCGTACGTTGCGATCGTGGTATCCCGGTAGCGGTAGCGGTGGTCGGTGACGTTTTCATCGATCACGCAATCGATGGCCCGCTTCTCTTTGTTCAGGCCGAGGGCCTCACCGACTCGCCGACACCGATCCTCCAGCACGCCGGTACGGTCGAAGAAGATGGCTTCCTTCGTGACCTCGACGATCAGCCCCCGTTTGGTGGTCGTGGGCGTGTCGATGTAGGTCTGGCTCACACCCGCCTTCGGGTAGGGCTGGCCTTCGTCGACGATCATGGCTTCATCACCGATGCCGCTGATGCCGGGGATACGCTCGCCGTTGAACTGCGTATTCACCACGGGAATGATTCCGGTGAACACAAAGGCTTCCTGCTCGTACGCCTCCATCACGGCATTGTACAGGATCTGCCCGCTGATCTTCGCGAACTGACTGGACGCTACAACAGAGGCAGTTTCCCGCAGTTCGGTCGACCCGTTCTCACCCGGGGCGTATATCCCGACGATCTCACGACCATCAGGGACGAAGTTCTCGAACAGCTTGCGAATCGAGAAGTCGCCGAAGCGAATCTCCTTCTTCCGCAGTGCTTCCGACAGATCGGCATTGAACCGATCCACTTGGCCATCGCGTTGGGCAGCTTCAAACAGCCGTCGCAGTTGAGATACGTTGATCATGCTTAGCGCTCCTGACTGCAGACGACATAGTCTACGTTGAGGGTCTCAAGATTGGCTCCACCGTTCTTGACGCCCAGGCCGATTTGCATCTCGGTCGCCGACGTGAAGATGTAATCGTGCTGAGCCACAGCCACGCCATCGACGAAGAACGACACATAGGCGTTGGTGGCCGAATACGGCATGTACTCAATCCGCAGAGTCTGGTACGCCGCACCGCCAGCAGTCACAGCCCGCTTCGCCAGATTGTTGACGTTCGCCGCTGTGAGTTCGTTGGTGGTCTGCGTGGTGGAGTTGCTGGTCTCGGTCTGCCAGACAGTCCCGCCGTCAGTCTTGACGAACACCGCTCCGCTGTACGAAGCGGGCGGACCAGCTCCGTTGTCCTGCAACGAGTTTGCGCCCACTGCATCCAACAGCCCCACGAGAATGTTGGCATCGTCGGTGTTGGCCTCGGTGAACTGAACTCGGGCTTCGAATAAGAGCGGCTTGTCAGCCGCGAACTTGAAGACCTCATTCGCCGATTCGACGTAGGCTTCGTCATTGTCCGCCACGGTGCCGTCAGACGCCACGAGGGCAATAATCCCACCCGCCGCATCCCCGACACTCGCCGTACCGGAATCGGTGAGGGTGGTCACCCAGTCCGCTGAGTCGACGTCGCGGAGAAAGTCGTCTTGAATCGTGAATTGGTTGCGGAGTCGCAGCAACTCCGGCAGCCCATCGGTTCGAACCGCCATTGCGGCCTCCTTTAGTTGGAACGAATGGCAGCCAGAAACTGCCGGGAATCACTGGGATACGACACCGCCGCAGCCACCGGGGGAGAGACGGCCGGACGCCCCGCCCGTTGCGTCACCGGCCACGATTCGAGCAACGCCGCCCGCTTGCCAGCGTCGACAGTCAAGAGGGCCTTGAGTCGCTCAGGGGTGACCTCTCGGCCAGACGACTCCAACAGCTTGCGGGCGTCGTGATCGGCCTTGACCACCGCGAACCCCTCAATGAGGGCGTCCAGCTTGCTCATGATCGGGGTCAACGATTCGGCCACCGCCTTCTTCACGTCGGGCATTTCCTGCTCTTCCATCTCGGGCTCTGGCATCTCGCCAGTGGGGGCCGCGTCGGCCTGCAGCATCTCCTGCGCCTTGAGGATCGCCGCGATACGCTTCATTTTGCTGGCTCGGTCACCGTCACCGGCCAGCACTTCGGACACCATCGCGCCGAAGTAGTCTTGGCCCTCGGGAATCAGCTTGTCGGCGTATCCGCCCATGCCTTCCGCCTCAAGGGCTTTCTGTTCGCCCGCCTCCATCGCACCTTCGCGGATGGTCTTCATTCGCGTCTCGCTTTCAAAAAGCCCCGCATTAGTCGCGGGAGTCTGGACTAGGTCAATCGAGTGAACCCGCTCGACGGTCTCCACAATCACCCGCTGGCCATCCATGCGGACGGTTCCCTCGGCGTGATGCGACAGGCCGATACGGTTCGGGTTGCGTTCTGCCGCCTCGGCAACGAGTTCGGCCTGCGGATGCGACTTGAGGTAATGCAAGTCCCCGTACACCGCCCCCTGCTCCTGCCGGACGTTGCGGATCCAGCCGAACGCCTCGGCGAGTGGTCGGTCTTTGCGCTCGGTGGCTGGATGGTCCACATTGACGGGAGCACCCTCGTACAGTCGGGCAGCCTCTGCCATCGCACGCGGGCTGTAACGCCTGCCGTTGCGGCTGTCTTGCCCCAGGATGCGTACCCCCTCGATCAAACCGGCTTCACGGTCGACACGTTGGGGGGCGATGGTGGTCTGTTCGATGAGTCGCATATCCCGATTGTCACTGGATGCAACTCCCCCGCAATATCCACCCTAGGAAAATGGGGCGTTCATACAAAATCGACCCTGGTTAAAATTTTTACCAGGGTCATGGAACCCGAATCTTCCGGGCTGCGGGCTCGGCCTTGGTCTCCAAATAGCACCGGCAATTCGGGTGCGCCGGCGGCCCGCCGTTCTTCACTACCTCCGCGCTTGCACGCACACCGCCCGGGGCGACGAGGTTATCCAACACCAGCCCCCACAAGTCCGGAACCTTCCCATGTAGGGGCCGACAGACGGGGCAGACCTTGCCGTCCTTCTCCGTGATCCACCGCGTCACGAGGTTGTACCCTGCAGGCTCGATCACGATTGCCGTTGCGTTGGTGCCCTCTGTCTGTGCCAGAGTCGTAGTCGTGGCTGCGGTCACTGCGTCACGATCCGGGCCGAGTGCAGACACCAGCACGCTTTCGACGTCCGCCGCTGTGCCTGTGCGGATCAGGTCACCCGATGCTGTGACGACCTCTTTCGCGGATTGCATAGACGATCTGGCAGACTCTGCCGCGATTGCCTGCGCCCTGATCAGTGCCTGTCGATATGCCTGCGTCCGGGTCTCATCACTCGGCTGTTGACCAGCGGGTAGCAGCTCCTCCACGTGCTGATTGAGGGTGGCAAGGATGATCGCCAACAGGATCAACGCTAACTCTCGCCGGCGCTCCTCCTCCCAGCGGTTCCAGTCGGCTTCTGAGACGTTCCGCACGTCCGGGGGATTCCCCAGCAGTTCCCGCAGTTCCCTGCGTTGCCTCGATGACAGGCGGGAGAGTCGCTTGGCAAAGTCCGACTCCACGCCCATCCGGTTCTGAAGTTCGCTCACTTCTTGCCGCCCTTCGCCTTGGCGAGTGCAATCGCCACCGCCTGCTTAGGTGGCTTGCCCGCTGCAATCTCGGTCTTGATGTTCGCCGCCACAACTTTCGCACCCTTGCCCGGCTTCAATGGCATGGCTCATGTTCTCCAAAATCGCCCGCGCTTCCGGCAGGCTGGACACACTTTCCAAGGCTGCTACGACAGCAGCGTCTAGGCTCGACTCCTGCACGTTCCCGACGATCCCCGCTGCCCAGTCCACGCCAGTGGTGCCGCCCCAGCCCAACCACGCGACATGCCCGGCATCCCGCCATGGCTCGCCCTCGAACTCGGGGGCCACGTCCGCGTTCTTGCGGTGACGGGCAAACGCGGCCATCCGCCCGACGGTCTCACGTGACAGGTTCTCCCCGCTGGCCAGTTGATTGGCTCGCGTCCATCCGACCTGAGTCATCCCGGCCACCGCGTCCCCGTGCTGATCCCGCCACTTCAGCACCCGCCTCGCATTGTTGCGGGCTGCCTCGGGAGGGCTGTACGAGTCCTCGGCCTCCCTGACTGGCATGATCGACGGGGCCGGCGCTTGGGTCGGTCCCTCTTCCGCTCGATTACGTTGCTCCTCCTCCCAATCCAGCCCCATTTGACGGGCCGCAGTTCGCTTGCTCACGACGCCCATGCCCAATTGGATCTGGGACACGTCCGCCAGTTCCCGGGCGTTCCTGCTGGCCACAGAGGGCTTCTGAACCGCGATGTCCACGATGGCCTCGATC